ATATATAAGATATCTTCTATATATTAAACCTTAAAGATAGTTCTTTTCTCTTATATATATTTAAGTATACACCATCCAACAACTTGATGCTTTAGTACAAACTATAATAAAACGGACATAATAGACAGTAACAGTTTGATAACTTTTAATATCAATGTCCAGATTGTACTAATATGATATAATTTATATTGACTAGTACTCTGGTTTGTCTCTCATACCCACCAGCCTGAGTACTAGTCTTTTTTCATGGTATAATCTATGTACTATGAATCTTTGTTCACCTGAGATATTTGGAGCAGATCCAGCCAGAATTAAATGGCAAATTATTAGAGGAGACACCTCTCCACTTAGAGTTGAATTTTTAGAAGATGACGAAATAACATATTTTGATACCTCTGACTGGACATACAGGGCAACATCTTATGACCCACAATCTGATTTTCTTGATTCACTTGAAATTACTCCAGGTGCAGGATATGTTGATATCTTGGCCCCAGCATCTATTACTGAGTTTTGGGGTACTGGATATAAATCAGTTGTTACAGAGTTAACCTTTGATTTGCAAGTAACTATTGACTCTGATACAGTTTGGACACCACTAATAGGAACTATTTCTGTTCTTGGTGATGTTACAGGGAGTCTATAGTGGCAGTCGTCAAAGTATCAACTCCTAGACCTGAGTTGCCTCCAGTAATTAGAATTAAGAATAAAATATTCAAAATAAATAAGTGATATAATTTAGGCATGACTTTACACGCCCACTCAACCCTTAGCAATACAACTGATACTCGCCTAACTCCAAATGGACTTCATTCTGGAATGGATATTACAATTCAAAACATACACGAATCTGCTTACGTATACGTTGGTGGAGAAGGTGTAACAGCATCTGATTATGGATATCGTATTGCTCCAGGAGCAGCATTTTCTATTGAACTACCTGGAACAAATGCACTTTATGCAATCTCAACTGTTAATAGTTCAAAGGTTGCAATTCTACAAACAGGGCTTGAAGGATAATGGCACGGTTTACTACAACAGGTGGTAGCGGAGACGGAACACCAGGAGCACCAGGTGCCGATGGCGCTGACGGAGCAGATGGATCGGATGGAGCAGATGGTACTGATGGAGTAACTCCTTTTACTTACCAAGGTGCATTTGATTACGGAGTAACTTATGGACCAGGTGATGCAGTTACTTTTCAAGGTGGTCTTTGGAAATTAAATAACTTTATTGGTGCAGCAGGATACACTCCAGTTGAAGGTCAATGGACTTTAATTATTCCTGCTGGCACTCCTGGTGCTGACGGAGCAGATGGTAATGATGGCGCTCCTGGCGCAGATGGTGCACAGGGACCACAAGGAGATCCTGGTTCTCCAGGACTTGTTTATTTAGGTGATTTTATTGCAGGTAATGGATATGTTTCAAACCTTGCTGTTGTAAAAGGAAGCGATAACAATCTATACATTGCAAAAGCAAGTGGAGAATTAGGAAGCCCAATTGCAAATCCTGGACAGTGGGAACTATTTCTTCCAAAGGGAGAAACTGGATCATCTATTACTTGGTCTGGTGCTTGGGATTCTGGAACAAACTACCCAGTAAATTATGTTGTATCAGATAATGGCTCTTCTTATATTAAAATTTTAACTGACCCTTCAGGAGTCTTTCCATTAACATCGGATACTCAATACTGGAACCTATTAGCAGAAGGTGGATCTGGAACTGCAAACATTGCAGACTTTGTTTTTACAAATGTTGACGAAACAAATAGTTCAATTACTGTCACTGGCAACAAAGAATTAACAATTCAATCAGGGTCTTCTGAAGACTTGAATGTTCGTGCAGGAGACGACTTGTGGCTAGAAGCGGGCGATAACATACTTGTCCAAGCAGACGACGAGTTAAATCTCAGGTCTCAGGACTCTACGACCATAATTACAAACTATGTTGACCAAGGTAACGCACAGTACGAGTGGCAATTTGGCTCACAGGGATACTTAACACTTCCTGGTGGCGGGGAAATTATTAATTCGCCAGATTCTTCGGGAGACGGTAGTGGATATTCAACGCTACAACTAGATCCAGATAATACTCTTGAGACTGATCAATACATAATCATTGACCCTACCGCTCCAAACCACATTCACATTCGTGCTGGTGGAACACAAGATACATCTACTGCAGACCTTTTTCTTGGGGGAGAAAGAAATAATATAAGAATATCTGATCCTTATAGAATTGTTACAATTAACACAAAGCCACAGGCTATCGTAAACAACTACGCAAACTCTAACCAGGCAAGCAACACAGAGTTTATGCATGCAACAGGTGCAGATATTTTTGTTGGCGACACTGTGAGTTTGTACACAGGAGGAGATATCTTTACAGTAACTTCAGTTACACAAGAATATCCTTATGCAGGATTAATGACAGTTGTTGCTGATGGCCTATCTTTTATAACTGGAGAAGCATATACATTTACTCGTGAACAATCATGGAACCATGAATGGGCATTTGGAAATGATGGAGTTTTATCTGGCCCAGCACAGGGCGGTATTCGTGTAAACGGAATTGAAGGCAATACAGGAAATCCACTATATCTTAACAGTACAGAGGGTGTTGTTCTTTCTGGAAATGATGGATCTGAAGATAACGGGGTATTTTTAAATAACACTAACCCTGAAAATCAAATTGCAACTATTGGAGATGTAACAACAGCAGTAGGTGTTGGCGGTAATGGAGAAGTTACAAGATGGACTCCAAACTTTACAGCAACTGGTTTAACATTTACTGGATCAGGTGCTACACATCCAGCATACAACTCATACTATGTTAAGAATGGTCGTATGGTAAGTTTTAATATTGAGGTTAATATGTCTACCGTTACAAATTTTGGAACTGGACAATACAAACTTCAGTTACCATTTACTCCACAGTTTGGTTTCAACCACTTCTCTGGTTGGATATGGGCTGATCCAAATGTAGATCCAGATACTGGAACTGGACATACAATTCTTAATGCTGATACAGCAGGAGTTACTGATGTTTTAGATTTACATTACCTAAAGCAAAGTGGTGGTGCAAACTCTCCAATTAGAGAAGAACTTTTCTTGCAGGGTACACCAGTAACACTTTCAACTATTAGCAAGATTTATGTAAACGGTACCTATATAACTTCTGAGTAATATCGTGAGATAATGGCAGTATGGCTGCTTCTAAATCTATGGACTTTCCTGGTGCAAAAAAGTCTTCTTATGCTGCACAAGTAGAGCAAAACAAGATTACTCAGTTACCAGATAACACTTTAACTTTTCTTCCAGTTCCAGGCCCACAGGGCCCACAGGGGCCAGCGGGAAGAGACGGAAAAGACGGACTTCAGGGTATAGAAGGAAAACAAGGTCTACAGGGCCCAAGAGGGGAAAGAGGTTATAGCGGTAAAGATGGTTTAAGTTCTTTATCTTCTTCTGGACAACAAGCAGGATGGGCTTCGTATCACTCCAATTCTAAAATTGATATTAGACTTGGAGCAACAAGAGGAGAAGATGGTTGGGTAAGTCTCTATATCTCCGATGGAGAAAAAAATGAAAAGTTTTTACCAGAAGGCAGTGTTAGTCTTTGGAACCCACATTCGAGAATGCTTAACTTTAAAGGCTTAAAAGTTGGATCTCAAGTATTTATAACTTATAATTTTGAATTAACAACATTTACACAAAATACAGAGGTTTGGCTAAGAACATTTTTCACTTCTCACAAAGAGGAGATATCGCAGTTAGTTGGGTCTTTTAAGTATCAGCATACCTACGATATCTCAATAACCCAACAAGTTTTTCTTGAAAATCAACAAATGTGGGGTAGTGGAGCAGTACCACAAATAAGGACAGATTTTGATGCATCTGTAAATCTTAATTCTATATACGTCAGCGTGGTATAATAAACCTATGGCATTTCCAGGAGAACTTAATATTAACTATTACAAGGGTGACACCCATGAGTTTAAGATATACCCTCAAAAAACCGATGGGTCTATTTTTTACTTAAACGACTATAGAAACCCCACATTCAAGATTGCTACAGTTAGAGGATCTTCTGGGGTATCTGGACAAATTATTGGAAGTTCAACTATATCTAATGATGGAACACACATTGTATGTGCTATTACTCCAGCAAATGGTGTTTTGATGCTTTCAGATACTACATATGTTTATGACGTTCAGGTTTATTCACCAGGAGTTGGAACATACGATAAGGTTTTTACTCTTCTAACTGGTTCTATTTTTGTAACAGACGATGTTGTTCAAGGTCTTGGTATAACTCCGTGACAAATGTCTTTGTTTCCCCAGAAGAAGTAAAAGTAATTGGTGGAACTTCTACAGTAAATGTTGAAGTTGATTTTGGGCCAAAGGGTGACAGAGGAAACTTATTTTTAGTTGGATACGGAAATCCAAATACAATAACACATAGCATAGATATACAGTATCTTGATATTTATATTAATGTACAAACAACCGATGATGATTACTTAGTAATTTATCAGTATCAAAATAGTTCTGGTATTGATACGTGGGTTGAAACTGGTAGATTAATGACAGACAAGTATAGTACTAATAGAACTGTCGAGTTTGCACTTGGAAAATCAACATCATCAATAGACTTTAAACTTTCTAGCATAGTTCCTCTTAGTTTGCTTGGTGTTCTTACATCTTCAAACTTTAATGTTCAGTGCACATTTTCCGATGAGAATAATCCAGTTGCTTCATCAATCTTTGTTGAGCCAGTAACAATTGATCCTTTAAGTGGTGATGTAATTTTGCCAGTATCAATAAATGCTGTGGAATATACGGGCAGTGCTTGGTCTTTGTTTAATGGAGACAGGACAGTTCATTTCCTGATTACGGTGGTATAATTCAAAATGGTGAATATAAATGGCTGCTGAATATATTGATGATACTGTAGATGGTTCTGGTCTTTACCCCACCAAAATTCCTGGGTATGCAGATGCAGCAGATATTCAAGAAGCATTAAGGCTATATCACTATGGCTCAAATATAATCCCATCTGTAGATAGTTTAACAGACCCAAACGGAATTAACTCTAAGTCTATTGCTGGACATCTAAAAGCGCTACAAGTAAATATTAATAATGTTTCTTCTTTGGTTCAAAAACAACTAACAATTCTTCCAAAAAGCACAAGTTTTACATTAGAACTTGACGATGCTGGAAAGATGATAACTCTTGGAGCATCATCTGCTATAACTTTAACTATCCCAGCAAATTCTTCAACCACTATCCCTATTGGTTACCAATATCACATGATAGAACTTGGAACTGGACGAACTACAATTTCTCCAGGAATTGGTGTTACAGTTAATAGTAAGAACTCACAACTTTATATAGATGCTAGATATGGAAAAGCCACACTTATTAAAATTGATACAAATAGTTGGATTTTGTATGGAGATATTTATGAGTATAACGAAGTAACCCCAACACCAACGCCAACACCAACGCCAACTCCTACGCCAACTCCTACGCCAACTCCAGTTGCACCAACCCCAATACCAACGCCAACACCGACTGGTCCAACAGTATATAATATTTATGTAACTTGTAATTCAGGTACTGGTATTTATTCTGGTGCTTACGGAACAGCACCTACAGGATCTGGAATTACTAACAACATTGGAACTACTGAAACAGTTGGTCTAACATCTGCTCAAATAGTTACACTTCTTGGAATACCAACTGCATGTGTAACAACACCTACCAGCGGTGGCGGATGGTGGGCCACAGGATGTTGTAATGGTGTTCAGGTAACTGGTACAAGTTATGTAGAAATTCAAGCAGCAGTTGTTGCTAGAAATAATCAATGTACAACAGGATTGACACAAGGTCAAACTGGACAAGGAATTGCCACTAACATTCCATCCTTAACCTGTACACAAACAGTCTGGTATGGCTGTTGCGCCGATGGAACTTCAATGACTGGTACAAGTGCACAAGATCTTGCAAATAACTGTGTTGCGATTTCTAGTACTTTATCTGGTGGAACCTATACAACACCACAAAGTTGTAGTGCCCCTACCCCAACTCCAACTCCAGTTGCACCAACAACACCTGGTCCATCCGTAATGCCAACAGAAGGCACACCACCTTCATTCCCTTACTTTGCACCACCTTCATTCCCATCCTTCCCTTCATTCCCAACTTTTACACCAACGCCAACGACACCTGGTCCACTAGCAATGCCAACATAAATTATTGAATATGCTATACTTTTAGTATGTCTGATAAAAATGTAAAACCTTGGGATTTATTAAAACCAAATGCTCAATGGGCACATGAAGAAAAAGCAAAAGAAAGATTTAATATTTGCAAACAGTGCCCTAGATTGATTAAATTAACAAAACAGTGCAAAGAGTGTGGATGCATAATGATTGCTAAAACCAAACTAGAACTAGCAACATGCCCATTGGAAAAGTGGTAAAGAATGAAAGATCCATATCTACTAACAACTGTTTTCCCAGATGAAATACATAAAGACCTTCAGAATTTTGCCATGAACTTATGGGCAAATGACAAGAGTACATACGATAAAGATTTTGGTAGACATCAATGGACTATTTGGGATAACACTCACAGACCAAGTATTGAGCCATTAAGAAGATTTCACGAATTAATGCTTCCACTAGCAAAAGAAGAGTTTGAGTCAGAAACACTTCTTCCTTCCTGGTGCGTTCTTAGTATTTACGAGGGTAAAGATGCAAAACTTTGGAAGCATAAAGACGACAATGCCTGTACATATCATATAAACTATACTGTTTTCCATAAGACCCCCTGGGATTTTTATGTAGAAGGTGAAAAGTTTAGTCCAAATGAAAATGATGCAGTATTTTCTTATGGCAACGATCAAGAACACTGGAGAGAAGAGTTTCCAGATCCAGAGCATAATTTAGTTGTTAATGCATTTTTCTTTTTTGTTGAACCAGATCACTGGTTTTTTACTGAAGGACCAAGATACCTATACACTGGCATACGTTCTCAAAAAGATAAAGATAAAGCGATAATGTAGTATGGGCTCAATTTTTCATAGACTGTATCAACCATGTGGTCTATTTAATCAACTTACTAGTATTGAGTTGGCAGTAGGAATCTCTCATAAATATAATAAATCATTAGTAATCCATCAAATTAATAATCCATTTAGTAGTCATTATAATTCTAGAGTACCAGTTTATTCTGCTAACTATAATTTCAATGATAGAAAAGGATTAGTTGATACTGGAATTTTTCCAAGAATTACAGAATTAATTGAGTGGGAAGGAAAAGAGTTAGCAACACTTATAGATGATAATGTTGAAGAGTTTCCTAATCAGGATCATTTTGTTCCAGATTTAATGCGCTCATACTCTTCTGATTATGAAACCATAAGTGAAGATGAGTATAGTTTTTCTGAGGGTAGAGAAAAGGTTTCTCTTTTAGAATACAATAATATATATTTAAATAATACTTTAGGGTATTACAGTAGATTTTTTTACAATAGAACTAAAGAATTAGATAGGACTCTTGCATCTGTTAAATTTAAAAAAGAGTACTACGAGTTAGCAAAAGAAATCGCAACATCTATTGGAAATTTTAATGGTGCTCACTTCAGACTAACTGATCATAAAGGATATTTTGATCCAGACTCTGATATTTTAAATGAAGGCCTTAATAAACTAAAAGGCAACCTGCCAATAGTTATGTGCACAGATCAGCCTAATAGTGAAATATTTAAAAAATCTTCTTATGGATACTTATTGCTAGATGACTATATTTTAAATAATTTTTATAAAGAATTTAGACAACTTGAATTTAAAGAAGAAGTATCTTTTGGTATTTTAAATAACCTTGTTATGCACTACAGTAAAGATTTTATTGGAAGCCCAGGAAGCACTTTCACTGGTTATATATACAGAGCATTAAACCAAAAAGAAGATACTTCATTAAAATTATTTACAGAAAGTGAATATGTTCAGACAGGTCCTTACTCTTGGAATGGGTATACAAATAGAGATATATACTCTAAGCAATGGTGGAGAGAGTGGAAAGAATCGAGGCTAGAGATATGAAGACAGCCCTTGTAATGGGTGCAGGAGGCTTTATCGGAAGCCATATGGTAAAAAGGCTAAAGGCTGAACAGTACTGGGTTAGAGGCATTGATCTAAAGCATCCAGATTTTTCAGAAACAGAGGCAGATGAGTTTATTCAAATGGATTTATCTGTTTATGAAAATGTTGAAAAAGCCATTCAGTTTAAAGGATATCAAGGAAACTTTTACAATGAAATACCATATAAGTTAATTACTGGTTTTGATGAAGTTTATCAATTTGCTGCAGACATGGGTGGTGCTGGATATATTTTTACTGGGGATAATGATTCTCAGATTATGGAAAATTCTGCACTTATAAACCTTAATTTACTTAGGGCTCAGTCAAGATTAAATGTAAAATATAATATTAACAAAACCAAGATATTTTATTCTAGTTCTGCTTGTATGTATCCTGACTATAAACAATTGTATGTTAATAATCCTGGATTAAAAGAGTCTGATGCATACCCTGCAGATCCTGACAGCGAGTATGGTTGGGAAAAATTATTTAGTGAAAGAATGTTCTTGGCCTTTAATAGAAATAATAAAATCCCAGTAGCCATTGCTAGATATCATAACATTTATGGACCAGAAGGTACTTGGGATGGTGGAAAAGAAAAGGCTCCTGCTGCAATGTGTCGAAAAGTTATACAGGCGAATAACTTTATAGAAATTTGGGGGGACGGAGAACAAACCCGTTCATTCCTTTATATAGATGAATGCATAGAGGCAACAAGAAGACTTATGGAATCAGATTTTACTGGCCCAGTTAATATTGGGTCTGAGGAAATGGTTACTATAAATCAGTTGGTAGACATTGCTTGTAGCATTGAGGGCAAGGTTTTAAGCAAAATGCATATCCATGGTCCTCTTGGGGTTAGAGGCAGAAACTCTAACAATGATCTAGTTAGAGAAAGACTAGGTTGGGATTATTCTATGTCTCTTAAAGATGGAATTGAAAAAACCTATAATTGGATACTTCAGGAAACAAAAAAGAACCCCTCCTAAGAGGGGTCCTAATTTGATATATTACTTAGGAAATTTAGCCATCCAAGATTTGGTCCTTGGGGTAATACCTTTCCAAGAAGACCAATCATCTCCACCGCTTGTCATATAGTATGCAATCTCTGCATTCTTTACGGGGTTAAATAACTCAGCATTAGACTCAAGATCAAACTTAGTTCTGCGATCAGGACCAAGGTTGTCTATCATATTGATTTGAAACATCCCATAAGAGGAGTCTCCAGTTTTGTGATCGCCATTAAAAGCCAATGGACGGCCATTTGATTCTTTCTTTGCTACTGCCCAAGCAACCACAAGGTCTTTGCCCTTGAAGCCAACTAGTGATAGTAGTTCCTTTAGTTCTAAATCTGTTAGATGTACTTTATTTTCAAAACTTTCTAACTTTTTTGCTTTAGAAACCAAAAAAACCTCTTTCGAGGTAGTTTCCAATGTCTGAGCCTGTTTTAGACTAAGATTATTCTTAGTGTCTAGATTTGGGGTAGCATTAGCAGAATTAGAAAAAACACTGAAAAGTGCTACGATACTGAGTATGCTAATGATCTCTTTGTTTCTTTCGATAAATTTAATCATAGTTTCCTCCTTAGAAAACAATAACACCCAGGTGGGTGTCTACTACCAAGTATAACATGTTTTTTCCTTACAAGTCAACTTTAAGCGTATAGATTATCTTTTAATTTATAAAATCATTAATAGTTGATTCAAATATGGTATAATCTAATAATGGCAACTCTAAGAGGATCTCAAACATCATACGATATTGGAAATAAACCACCAACAGTTATTTGGACTGTAGTTCGTGGAGACACTTCTGGATTTAAGGTTTATGCTACTGATGATGCCAGAGACCCATTGAATATTCCAGACTGGACAATTGCTATGAAGATTAAGCGTCCAAACCTTTCAGCAAATCTTGGAGTAATTACAGATGATGCCACAGTTATTTTAAACCTATACCCAGTAGCAGATGAAGATGATCTAATTGGTGAATTTACAGTTTGGCTAACAGCAGCAGAATCTGTACAACTTGAAACAGGAGACATCTTCGATATTCAGTTATCAGATGCTACAAGAGTCTGGACAGTTTGCCAGGGTAGCATGAACATCCTTGAAGATGTAACAGACTAATGGCAACAGCAACAGTAATTGATAATCTTAATAATAAAACAAAAAGCATTTTCCTAACAGATTATCCCCTAGTTAGTATTACTGAAAACCAAAGGCTAGTTCAGATAACAGAGGTTTTGCCATTTAGGGTAAAGTTTTCTGCCATTCAAATAGAAAAAATAGGACTTGGAAATACCCCAGCAATCCCTTTACAGGTTATTGGCTATAGCAACTACATTCTCTAATTAGATAGTTTTAAATGCGTGTTATAATTACCACATGGCCAAAATATCAATTGCAAATGTAAAAAGTCTGTTCCAAACAGGAGACAGACCTACTCAAGAAAATTATGTAGATTTAATTGATACCCTATCTGCACAGTCAACAGACTTAGGATCAGCGGGTAACAATGAAAATACAATTGAAGGTATTGAGAATATTACTGTTGTTGATAACTTTGATGCCACAGTATGGCGTATGGTCAAGTATATTATTTCAATAGCAAAGACCTCTGCAGGGGACAACAAGTTCTATGCAACCGAATTAACAATTCTTGTTGATGGTACAAATGTCTCAGTCAGCGAGTATGGCACTATCGACACGAATGGGAATATTGGCACCATTAGCGTCTCTCGCACTGGAAATACCGTGGCCTTAACAGTCACTCCAGACCCTGCGATCAAGCCAGTCACTGTACGATATGCTCGTATGGGACTTAAGGCATAACTAAGGAGATAAAAAATGGCAACAGTAAATAAAGATTTTAGAATCAAGAGTGGACTTATCGTTGAGGGCACAACAGCCACACTTAACGGAGTAGATATTCTTGCAAAGAATGTAGATTCAGATAACTACATTATTGATTTGATTGGTGGAGAAACACTTGTAACATCTGTTGAATCAACACAGATGGAAGTTATTGCTGGTGAACTTAACATCAAGGCAGGCGTATTTGATCCAGATGGCGCTGCAGATGCTGCAGAACTTGCAGCAAATGGTTACACAGACACAGCGCTTGAAGATTATACAACAACAGCAACACTTGATACAACAGTAGGTGGATACGGATATCTTAAGAATGCCGATCTTCCAACAACGTACTCAGATTCAGATGTAGATGCACACCTTTCAGGTGGAGACGGAATCACATACTCAACAGGAACAATTTCTGCTGATGTTGCTGGTGGTCTTGGAATCACTGCTGGTCAAGTTGTTGTAGATCGTATAACAGTAGACACTTGGTACGATGCAGCAGGAGATGCAGATGCTGCAGAACTTGCAGCAAATGGTTACACAGATGGTGAAATCACTACAGCACTATCAACCGCACAGGGCTATGCTGACACAGCAGAGTCTGATGCTAAAGCATACACAGATCTTCTTCTTGGAGATGTAACAATTAATGGAACTGGTGGAAATACAGTTACAGATAGAATTGCAACAGCAGTTGCTGATCTTGTAGATTCAGCACCAGCAGCACTAGATACATTAAATGAGTTGGCTGCAGCACTTGGAGACAATGTTGATGCAGAAGGTCTTGCTACAGCAATTGGAAATAAACTTCCTCTCGCTGGTGGAACGCTTTCTGGAAACCTTGCAATGGGAACAAACAAGATCACTGGTCTTGGAACTCCTACAGCAAACACAGATGCAGCAACTAAGGCTTATGTAGACGATCAAACAACTACAGATGTAGCAGAAGGCACAAACCTCTACTACACAGATGGTCGTGCTCGCTTGGCAATCGCTGCAGGAACTGGTATTGATTACAACTCAACAACTGGCTACATCGATGCAAATCTTGGAACAGGTCTTGGACTTGATGGTTCAAGCCAAATTGAAATTAATCGTACAACCGTAGATACTTGGTACGATGCAGCAGGAACTGCAGCAGGTCTTGCAGGTAACTATGATGCAGCAGGAACAGCACAAGGCATTGTTGATGCACTTGACACAGACGATATTGAAGAAGGTTCAACAAACCTTTACTACACAGATTCTCGTGCAACAGATGCAATGAGAACCTACTTAACAGATCCAATGCTTACAACAACATCAAACCTAAGCATTACATATAGTGCAGGACAACTTCATATTGATGCAGAAAATGGTGTAGCAGATTCAGATACTGATGATTTGACAGAGGGTACAACAAACCTTTACTTCACAGATGTTCGTGCAGTAGATGCTCTTGAAGCAGTTGTTCCAAACTTTA